ACGCCCGCCCCGCGACGCCCCACGTACGCCATCCATCCGTCGTCCTTCGTAGTCTGCGATGGTGCTTTGCCTTCGTCCATAATCAGGATATAGGGCAGGGGTGTGTTGTCTTGCTCCGTTGGTGGTACCTCGAAGCATGTAGACTTTACACGACCGCCCACGGCCTGCATCAGATCGCTGTCGGCTGTGATGGCATCGAAGAATATCTTGTCGAGTCGTAGCATGTATATCAGTTTGACTTTGTTATACGTTTTGTTTTGCTTATCCTTCCCCCTGGATAGGGCCGGATGGCCGAACGTCCTTTGCTGTCGCATCGGGGCGACCATCGCGGCTGAACTATCCCAGAAGAAGAAGGCCGAAGAGAAGATTTTAGAGTTCAGAGCTTGATGCAGGTGCCACTACCTTCAACAGCTTGAATGCCTGTACGCCGTTGGCGCCGTTGACCTTCTGGCTGAGCTCGGTGATCGAGAAGTTGGTGTTGATAGTCAGCACGGTGGTGTTGCGTTTTGCAACCTCGGCGCTGGTGGCATCAACAGTTGCGCGGAACTCGCCGTGCTGCTGGAATGCGCAGTAACCCCAGTGTCCGATACCGATGTAGTGGTTGCCGTCAGGTGCTGGCTTGTTGTTACCATCCAGTGCATAGTTGATGTATGGGCTGATGGTGTAGTCGTGGCCGAGGCACTTGCCGTTTTCGATAACGGTGCGGTCGCCAATCTGACCTGGCAGACGACGCATGAACATCATCTCGGTCTCGATGGTCTTGTCGAATGTCAGCCAAGGATCACCCTCGAAGCCGAGGTCCCACATGGCGGCAATCTTCAGAGCGAGGTTCTTGCCGAAGTTCTCGTCGAGAACGATCTCCTCTGGTGTAACCTGAGCGAATACAGGCTTCAGGGCGTGCTGTACGTCGCAGTGGCTGTAAATGTAGAGAGCCTTGAACTTGGCCAGACCCTTGGTCATCTTGTACTGAGCGAACGAGTACAAATCGAAGTCGGCGTTGTCGATGGCGTTGTTAGAGATAGCGAGGGCAGCAGCTACGTGAACGGGGTTGGCGTTCAGCTTGTCGAAGTTAATCTTCTGCTCGCCGATTGGCTCAACCTCACCAGCTACGGTGAACTCTACGTCGTCGACAGCGTATGGCCATACCTGGTTGCCTTCTACGCCGGTCAACAGCTTAAGATCGCCAGGCAGCTCCAGTCCGGGCACCTTGGTGTCGATGAGCTCGTGGATGGTCATGGGGATGGCTCCCGATGCCTCGATGTTACCCTTGGTGTTGCCAGTGGCAGGGTTCAGCAGGATGGTGGTGCCGTTGGCGGCAGCACGGTCGTGCATTACCTCGCTGATAGGCAGCTTATCCTCGCGGCACTTCTTGAAAATCTCACGGAGCACCTCGCCCCTGGCCTTCTGCTCGCGCATCTGGTTCAGTTCGTGCTCGTCGAGCATGCCCTGAATCTCGGCGTGCAGGCGGTTGTCCTCACGCAGTAATGCGTTGTACTTGTCGTTCTCCTCTGCGGTGAACGGACGGTTCTCACGCTGTGCGAGCTCGTCGATCTTGTCGAGCTCGACCAGAATCTCCTGATGGCGCTTCTGGATTTCTGCTTTTGTCTTTCCCATTTTGTTAAACGTTTAAAGGGTTAATACTATGTTATTTACTTAAAATTCTCCTCCAGGTGTCGGCGCTGACTGCGCAGGCGCTGGGTCATCATCACGCGGGCCTTCTCTGCCTGCTCCTCCAGTTCGCGCTCCTCGCGCTCCTTGTCCTCGCGGGCTTTCTTCTGCTCGGGTGTTTCCTCGTTAGTGTTTCCGGCCTCACGCTTCAGCTGCTCGTCGATGGCCTTGTCAATTTCGTCGCTGGCCTCGCGGGTGCCTACCGATGTCTGCTCGTAGGCAGGATGGGTGACGATTGAAACGTCGTACAGCCCGGTGATGCGCTTCACGTGGCGCAGCCATACCTCCTTGCCGTCCTCGGTCTTTTCGTCGGTGCGCTCATACGATACGCCGTTCTCCGAGTCCTGATAGTCGTCGCTGAAGGCGAAACTCATGCCGGTGATGTCGCCACGGCGCATCAGTTCCAGCGTGTCGTTGGCATTGTTGGTGTGCGGCATGTCGCAGCGGCACTCCATGTTGTCCTCGTTCAGAGTCAGTTGCAGGGTGTCTTTCTCGGTGTTACGGAATCGGCCCAGCACATTGGTCACGTTGCTGTTGTGGTTTAAGTTCAGTATCACGTCCGATCGCTTCAGAAGCTCGGGTGTGATGCAGCCCTTCTCCAGCACTTCATACACTGCGCGTGTTTCACTCCACGGTGTGAGGTTCACCGAGCGAACACCAAATACTATTGGGGTGCCCTCAATGGTGCGGCTCTGTTCGCCTTCACCAGCCTCGCGGACCTTCAGGCCGCAGACCCCGATGGGGATAAAACGTGTCTGTTTCATTTTCTATCTGTTTTTAAAACTATCTACTAACTAACAGCCAAAACCGCGTTGTGGGTTTACCGCACGACGCACGCGGCGCTTCTGCTGCTTGGCGGATTGCTGAATCTCACGCTCCAGCTCGTCCTCGATTTCCTTGCTTGTCATTTTCATCGTTCTCGTCGTTTATTTCGTTTATGCGCATAACGGAGTGCGTTTATGCGCATCAGCGTCTTCGTTTATGCGCATTAATCTTTTTTCGGCTCCTCGTTGGTTGGTCGACCTGGTTCGGGTGCGCTCTTGGCCAGGAGTGCCTTCAGCGTCAGCAGATTGGCGCTTGCCATTGGCTCGTCGCCATTCTCTACGGCTGGCATGTCGTGTTCGGCGCGGAGCTCGTTCACGGTCTTTACGCCTGCCTCCAGATACATCTTGTCCACCTTGGCCTGTCGCTCTGGGTCCATCGCCAGCAGCGGCTTCTCGCAGATATGGATACGACGCACGTCGTAGTATTTCAGTCCCAACAGCTTGCGGGCGATTTCCTTCTCCATCAGTGTGCGGTCGGGGCCGATGGTGCGGCTCATAAACTCCATCGTGGCGTTGGCGTAGTCGTTGTAGTGGCTGTTGGTGTCGAGCATCAGCAGTGGACGTGGTACTCCCCAGAATCGGGCCACGTCGTCGAGCCCCAGGTTTAACTGTTCGAGCAGCTGCATGTCCTGTGCGCTCATCGATATGTTCTGAACCTTCTCCAGTCCTCGGAGCGCCACCACATCTTTCTGATAGATGCGGTCGTTGATTTCGTCGGCGTAGGCGTTCATCTGATCTTTGTTATACAATCCACCGGCGATGGTGCCCTGCGGGGTGTTCGCGCGTTCCTCGCCGATGATCAGCTTTACGCGGCCGCCCTTTGCGGCAGTCTCCATGCTCTGTGCCTTCTGTGTCTTAATCAGGCTGAGCGTCTCGGATGCAAATTGTATGATGGGGCGGCCGTAGATAACTGCGCCACCGTAGCGTATGGTGCCGGCAAAGTGCATCACGTCCTGCGGCTTGGCGTCGGCCTTAAACCTCGGGCCGTAGTTGGTCATATAGGTGATGCTGTAGGTGTCGTTGCCGTAGTCGTAGCCACCGCACTCGGCCAACCAGAAGTGGACGGGGTCGCCGAACACGTCGCGCTCGATGTAGACAAATCCATTGCCCTGCATCATGCGATTGATGTGCACCTGTTCCCAAAGTGCCGGACCCGACATCAGTGGGTTGGGTTCCTCCTGAAGCAAGTAGTTCATGCGCTTGCCCAGTCCCTGCATCCAGGGGGCAAAGTTGCCACCCTCACCGCGTCGGCAATACTGCACGGGCATCTGTGCCATAGTGTTGGCACGCAACTCGGTGGCGCGATACACAGCGCTGATGGTGAGCGCCTTCTGAGGATTGCGCACCGGTACGATGCGCTCCTCGAACGAGCCTCCCTTCACCTTCGGTCCCTCGTCGGTGGTCGACTTAGGCACGCCCGGTGCGGGTTTTGTCACCTCGCGCTTGCGGAAGCTGAAAATATTACTACCAAACAATTCCATAACTATTTCTTTTTATTGTTCGTGCGTTTTCGTGTCTTGGGTTTACCAAGGCTGGTGCCTTGGTGAGCCTGCTCACGCTCGGCAGAGCCGATGCAAGCATCACTCTGCTCTCGCTTACTCGCAGCCTTTCCTTGCTCGGGCTCGGGCACATCCACCCATGCCTTCATCTCGTCGTCGGTAAGCTGCCACAGATGGCGATACTGGTACAGCCATGCTTTAGCGTTGTGCTCGTTGCGCCAGCTGCCGCTCTTCAGGTGCTCCATCAGCGGACGGATGTCGATGCGTCGGCCACGGGAC